TGATAATCTTCTTGCTTCTCGAACTGACCAGAAATAGAGTTGGTAGGAGTAGCAAGGTTGTTCACATCTGGATTACCATCAGCATTGAATGGAACCCAATTGATATCTTCAAAGTTTGCCGAACTAGAAGACTCTCTAATTTTATAGTAGATCTTAACATTCTCTACATCAGTGAGATTCATCGTAGATCTCACGTCAATAGCAGAACCAGCATTATCAATGAATACTTCTTTGGTTACATACTTAGCAACGGAAGAACTATTGACAGCATCTGTTTCAGGAACATAGTCGATACCTGTAGTGTAATCAATAGTGTTAAGTTCAACAAATACAGGAACGTCATCTCCAGTCGATTGAACTACATCACCGACTCTAAAGATATCGGGTTGCTGAGCAGAAGTGGTCTGTGCTCTATTGTATGCTTCATCATCTGCTGTCTTGGCAGAGAAATTACTATTGATGGGTTGATAAGAATTTTCTACAATTAGAATCTTATCTTCAGCATCCCAAAGAATAACCTTACCATTAATCTTATTAGCGTAACTAACAGTAGAATCAGTTGGGGAGTAAGCGATCACGTTAGAACCTACACTGAAGTTGAAATCAATCTCAGAAATGGCAGTAATAGTAATACCAACGTTCTGAATCTGAACACCATCAGTGCCAATTAGATCTAGAGGTTCTCCTTGCTGGAAAGGAGTAATAGTTCTCAATCTAATTGTGGCATCGCCATTATCATAAGAGGTAATGAATCCTTCTGCTTTGGAGGTTTGACCGACCAAAGTTAAATTGGTATCTACTTGACCAGCATTTGATCCAGTAATAGCAAGAGATAGATTGTATAGAGGTTGGAACTTAACAATCTGATCTCTCTTACCATATCTGTCTTCATAACCAGTAGCATTTTCAATTCTATTACTTGCTGCCTTGACAGTAGCAGTACGTAGATCAATGACAGGAGAAAGAGCAGAATTGGTACTAGATAGTCTGAACTTATACTTCAGCGAATGGGTCAAACCATTCATTGTTTGGTTGATTCTAGAAGAAATTAGTTTCTGGTTGGTGAAGAAGTGCTCTTCTCCAATGAAAGTCTTCTCATAATCTACGAAATTATAAGACACATAGTTCTTAGTTTGTGAATCAACAGGAACTAGATCAGTAGTAGCAACAAAAGATTCGATCTTGGTGCCATCTAGTTGTAGATAAGGAACCTGGGCATAAAGACGCTCGTACTTTCTGTTATAAGAAGCAAGAACTTTACCGCCACCACCAATGATGCTAGAACCAGCACCATTTGGACTTGTGATGTTATAGGTGTCAACACCCGAGTTAGAAACTTTATATAGTCTCTGGTTTAGAGTAACACCAGAGATACCACCGACATCTTCTGCTTCTTGGAAGAATACGTAGGAATTGCCAGTATCTTCAAAACCATGATCTCTATGATAAACCTTAACAACAGAATTGTTGTTCTTGAACAGAGTAGAGGTAGCGTTAGTAGCAGATCTTACACTGGTCTCGAAAGGAGAAACTAGTAGCTTCTCGTATCCTAGATTTTCATTAGTAACTTGGATCTCACCGCCTGTGGTTTCAAACTCAGCACGGTATAGTTTGAACTTGATATCTTCAAATAGATCTTCGGTCCAGTTGTCGGTGTTCTGAGACTTGTAAACAGATCCAAGAAGTGGTTGTGTAGTAACAATATTGCTAGTAGAGATTTCAATCTCACCTAGTTTAGATGCCCATAGTTCGTACTCGATCGAATCTGTTTCGATAGCAAGAGCATACTCAGTATTGTTTTGTAGATATACAGGATGCTTGAAGTTGAATCTAGTTGGAGTTGTAGATTCGGTAACACCATCAGCATCAATAGCAATACCCATTCTCACAGCAGGTGTGTCAATCTCAATGATAGACTCGATAACAGCACCAGCAGCACCAAGACCAACACCCTTTACAACAACAGAAGGTGGTTCTGTATATCCTCTTCCAGTAAGCGAAACCTCACAGTTATATACCTTACCATCAGATACAGAGATAGAACCTGTTGCTGAGGATCCTCCAGGCAATTGAGGACTCTCAATTACAATAGAAGCAGTCTCATAATTGTCGCCAACCGAACTTACTCTTAGGTCAGTAACCTTACCAGAATCTTTGGCGATGAATACACCAAGAGTTGTGTTGTTAAGGTTATTGTAGTTAGTAACAGAAGGAATAGTTAGAGATTCGTTTGCTACGAATGACGTTCCATTGTGGTTGCTGAGAACGAGAGTATAAACCTGTTCTTTATTCAACTGGAAAGAGTTGCTGGTATCGTCGCCAACTCTTACAAGATTGGAGTCAAATACCTTAGAGATAGGACCAGAAGCATTCGATGTCTTACCAGTTACAATCTCATCTAGGTTAATAGTAACAGTCTCGCTTTCGCCTGTGACATAAACTCTTAGATATGTTTCAGGAGTTAGTGATACTTGTGTACCAGGAATAATATTCTTGCCTGGTTTGCCAGAAGCAACATCAGTTAGATATGCTCTAAGTGGAATGCTATCACTCTTCTTATTGAAGAAGAGATCAACACCAGTGGTCATAACACCACCAGCAAAGTTCTCAATCTTGAATGTTTGAGCAAGTGGATTTGGTTTGACTGGGTTATCAGTATTGCTATCAACCAACTGTACACCTTCATTTGCTTTGAAGAATGATGTAGCAGTAGATGTAATGCTAGCAGGATTATCTGGTGTTACACCAGCAGCATAGAACTTAACCTCAGCATAGGTATCTACCTCAGACTTATCGGCATCATCAGAAGCAGAAGTAAATCTGATAGTCTTAGTGCCAGTAGCAAACCTAATTTCTTCGCCAGTTTCGTCATAATTTACAGTGTCTACATTGCCAGTCCATCTGGTATTAGATACAGGAGGTAGACCAGCAGGAACTAGAATGATACCAGAAAGATTTCCATTACTATCTGTAACTAGAGGAGCACCAAAAGTAGAAAGAGAGTTGCCTGCTTGACCACTGAAACGACTATCGGGTACAACCCAACGGTCAATGTTACGACCTTCCATGTAGACATAAACTCTAGTATCAGGCTTGAGTCTGTTCATGACAAACTCTACAGGAATAGATCTAGCAAAGAATTGTAGGGAAGTAGAAATCTTCTTACCATTAACTGTCTTGGTGCCTACACCTTTACCAACCTCATTGTTTTGTGGACTTACATTAGAAGAACTAGCAACAGAAGCAGGTTGTACTGTCGATTGAATGTCTTCGCTGTTGATGCCAGCAAGAGATTCGATAGGTAGCAATCCAGCATCAGTACCACACCAGTTGACGATGAAAGAGTTGTAGAGACTAGAATAAGCATCTGCTACGATATCTTTCGCTAGGAAGATAGTGTTTAGTTTGGTGTTGGTATCAACAACCAAAGGAGCAACACTTTGATCATACCAGGAATCTTGCTGTGGAGAGATAACACCCTCACCAACATACTGGATAACAACAAAGGGATTGGGGTTGATTTTCTTGGTAGCGTTAGCATTGCCAAGTAGTTCGACATTCTCGAATGGTAGTGTAACAACACCATCGTTAATAACATAACCATCAACTACTCTCTGGTCATCTCTAGTGTTGATTTCCTTGAGAGCAAAACTATCTTCTTTGGATTGTGCTCTTAGAACAGACTGTTGAGTATCGATAGCACATCTGTAATCCTCAGACTTGAGGTTACCAGTTCTATGTGCTTCAAAGTTATCCACAAGGAAACCAGACTTGAATCTGTCTAGACCAATCTCGTCCTTGACCTGCATGTTTAGTGCTTGTTGCTCAAGGATGCTTAGAGTAGTGTAATACTCAAGACGCTCGATACGCTTCTCTAGTTTACCGATATCCTTCATGGTATAACGCTTGTTATCCACAGGAACAATTCTCACATCCTTACTGCTGTTAGTGTAAGCAGGAATGTGGAGGTAGCAAAGAGAAACAGCATCATCTACTGGTTCTGGTTTAGATGGGTTGAGAGAAGCATTACCTTCTTTGATAATAAAGTCTCCTTTCTTGGTGAGGAACAGACCGTCAATACGATCTAGGTATTGCTTCTCACTAAAGGAAACTGTATATGGCAGGTTAAGATCAGGAGCAGGAGTTGCTGT